CAGGAGACTTCGCTACTGCCGCACAGGGTACTTTAGCAACCAACGCACTCGCTGCGTCTGCTGTAAGTACATTCGGTGGCACTTTAATTGATGACGCAGACGCTGCTGCTGCAAGGACAACCCTTGGACTCGGCACTGCTGCAACCACTGCTGCATCTGCATATGCAACTGCTGCACAAGGTTCGACTGCTGACTCTGCACTTCAGGCAGAGACAATTACATTAACTACTCTCAAAACTGAGGTTGCTGCGTCTGCAGACTTCGCCGCATTTAAACTCAGAATCGCTGCTCTATAAGTAAATGGCACAACCAAACTCAAAAGCAACTCTTAAAGAATATGCTCTACGCAGACTGGGTAAACCAGTCTTGGAGATCAACGTATCAGATGATCAGATCGATGATGCAATTGATTATGGTATTCAGAAGTTCCAACAGTTCCACTATGATGGTGCTGAGAGAGTCTATCTGAAGCATTTGTTTACTGCTGATGAGATTGCAGCAGGTAAAGCATCTTCCAATAGTACAGGGGCAGATGGCACTACAGTGTGGGGTGAGCAAACAAACTTCCTTTCTATACCAGATCATGTACTATCAATAGAAGGTCTCTTTGCCTTTACTGATAAGGGTACTAGAAACATGTTTGATATTCGTTATCAAATGAGACTTAATGACTTGTACGACTTTACGTCTACACAGTTCTATCATTATTACATGATTCAGACTCATCTACAAAGTATTGATTGGATACTTGAGGGTATGAAACCTGTCAGGTATACCACTGTTAACAATAGACTTCATATAGATTTTGACTGGACAGAGGATTCATTAGCAGACCAATATATTGTTATTAAGGCATGGAGAGCACTTGCACCTGATACTTGGACAGAGATCTATAACCAAATGTGGTTAAAGGATTATGTCTCAGCAAAGATTAAGAAGCAGTGGGGTCAGAACATGACCAAATTCCAGAATGTACAAATGCCAGGTGGAGTCACTCTGAACGGAGAGATGATCTATAACGATGCTGTAGAAGAACTCAAAGTATTGGATGAGCAACTACGTACAGAATGGGAAACTCCTCCATTAGACATGATAGGATAATATGGCAACTAATACCTACTTTTCACAAGGAACTGTTGGTGAACAAGGTCTTACTCAAGATCTAGTTGACGAACAAATTAAGATGTTTGGGAAGGATGTTTACTACATACCTAGAACATTAGTAAAGGAAGATGGAATTTTTGGAGAAGACACACTATCCAAATTCGAAGGTGCCTTTCAGGTGGAAGTATATATTGAGGATGCTGGTGGTTTTAGGGGTGATGGTGATATTTTCTCTAAATTTGGAGTCAGAATTCAGGACCAGGTTACCTTTGTTATATCAAAACGTAGATTCACAGCAGCAGTAGATGATAATGCTACGTTAATAGTAGAAGGTAGACCAAATGAAGGTGATTTAATTCATCTTCCATTAGCTAATAAGACATTTGAGATACAATTTGTAGAGCATGAAGTACCATTCTATCCTTTGGGATCGACATATGTATGGGGACTTCGCTGTGAGTTGTTCGAATACAGCGACGAGGACATCGATACTGGTGTTGCTGCTGTAGATGCTATCGAAACCAACTTTGCCAATGCTATTACTATCAACTTAGTTGCAGGTGGTACTGGTACGTATACAGTTGGAGAGACTATCACTGGTGGTACATCTAATGTATCTGCTGAAATTAAGTCCTTTGATGCTGGAAACAACCAATTACAGGTTTATAACCGTACAGGCATCTTCACCGTCCCTGAGACGCTCACAGGGCAGTCTAGCGGTGCTGCATGGACTACTGCTACATACAATACCCTAAATAATGTTAATAGTGAATTCGATGCTAATGCTACGTTCGAAACGCAAGCAGATGGCATCGTAGACTTTACCCAAGGTAATCCCTTTGGTGAGTTTGGAAACAAAGGAAGTAGTATCTAATGTTAGGAACATATTCTTATCACGAAATTATTAAAAAGACTGTAGTCGGATTCGGCACACTGTTTAATAATATTGAGCTTCGTCGTACTTCAGGATCTAAAACTGAAGTGATGAAAGTACCTCTTGCTTATGGTCCTAAGCAAAAGTTTCTTGCTAGGTTACGCCAAGTAGGAGATCTCAGTACAAAGGATCAGGTACAACTTACTTTACCAAGAATTTCATTTGAGATAGTTGGTATCTCATATGATGCAACCCGAAAGGTTTCTCCCACTCAGTACATAAGAAAGACTAGTGGTAGTACAACCAGTAAAGGTTTCATGCCAATACCATATAATGTATCCTTTGAGTTGGCAATCCTCGCTAAGAATCAGGATGATTCACTTCAGATTCTAGAGCAAATCCTCCCATTTTTCCAACCAAGTTTTAATATAACAATGAACTTGGTACCTTCTCTGGGAGAGAAGAAGGACTATCCCATCACACTGACTAACGTAGCATACGATGATCAGTATGAAGGTGATTATGATACACGTAGGACTCTGATCTATACTTTACAGTTTGTTGCTAAGACATATCTGTATGGTCCTGTTCAGTCTACCGACGCTGTTATCAAGAAGGCAATCGTCGATTACTCTACGGAAGCAGTTCCTACTGCACCAAGAGAAGTCAGATACACTGCTACACCAGCATCACTTATTGATAGAGATGCTAACGCTATCACAACTCTTTCTGCTGCAATGGATATCAATGATGGTATTATCTCCATCACTGATGCTAATGCTGCTGTTGTTGGAGATGAGATACAAATTGGTACCGAGGTGATGCATGTCACCAGAGTAGTAGGAAGTACATGGCACGTTAATCGTGGATGGAACAACAGCACTATTGCTGGACATGCTATTAGTAGCAATATCCTTAAGATAGATGCTGCTGATCATGCATTGGTTGAGGTTGGTGATGACTTCGGATTTAATGAACTATACGCTGAATTTACTGATGGCAAGTCAAGGAACCCAACAACAGGAGCAGACGAGTAAGTTTGATGGTATAGAGGATGCTCTTGATGTAGAGACTTCTATTATACCCGAAGGGGGTTGTGCCCCTAGGAAAGAACAACTTGCTAATATAACTGGTCCTACAGAACAACTCAAGAAAGACTATGATTACACTCGTGGTAATCTATATTCTCTCATTGAGAAAGGACAGGAAGCTGTCGATGGTATCCTAGAACTAGCACAGGAATCAGATCAACCTAGAGCATATGAAGTTGCTGGACAGTTGATTAAACACGTAGGAGATGTGGCAGATAAACTTGCTGATCTGCATAAGAAAGTTAACGAGATAGAAAATCCTAAGGGAAGTAAGACTACAGAGGTTACAAACAATACCATGTTTGTAGGTAGTACTGCAGATCTCGCTAAATTTCTAAAACAAAAGCAAGATAAATAACATATGTAGGAATAGGATTAGTAATGTCAGTATTAAACGTTTTAGATACGCAAACTGTAAGTGCATCGGGTACTGCGTATATCACAGTAAAAACGGGAGTAATTAGAGTATTAGCAACTGCTGCATCCAGCATCCAAGTTGGTAGTGGTCCTGCTATAACCCTCGCTGCTGGTGTTCCTGAGTTGCTCTCAGTAGGAAAACCGAAAACAGCAAAGATTTCTGCTGCAACAGATGCTAACCCTACAGTCCTTACACTAGAAGGATACTCAAACGGTGGTCGCCACACGTTTACTGCTAACGACACTATTACTACATCCAACGGTGGAGACACCGCATTCGTAGCAGCATATGTTACTGCTGGAAGTGCTGGTAAGAAAGCTGCTTCTGTTACTGCTACTACTATTACTACTGACCTCGATGCTTCTAGTGCTTCTGGTGACTACGCTTTATCTGAAGCGGATGTAGTTGCTGGCACTGTTCCTATCGTACAAAGAACTGCATTACTGACTGCAGGTTCTGGTTCAGGTGGTGTTGTTGTCGAACAAGTACAGATTGTTGGAGGTTAGTATGACTGACGTTAACGAAGCTAAGGTAGATACTGGTACTCCAGAAGAGAAAGAAAAAACAAGAAACGTACGTAAGTTTGGTGTCAGTCATAATGTGGCTGGTCATGGTAAACTAAGACGTGCACTCCACAGGTCAGACCGTGGACATAAAAAGATTAAAGGTGATAAGCCACAACTAGAACAAGAAGGAGTGATCGCTCTTGTTAAAAAAGGGAAGGCAAAACATGATGAAGCAATTGAGAAGAAGAAAGTCAAGCAGAGGAAAGCCGTTCCTTACACTGCTTTGGCACAGAGTTACAACCCCAAGGGTGAGAATATTTCTGAGGAAGAGTACGATAGAATTAAGGATCGTCGTCTTGAGCGAGGTGGAAGTGCTCGTGGGGGCGATGATGTCTCTCCATCGTCATATAAGTCATCTAAGAAGTATGATCCGAAAGCGGCGAAGAAGGCTTCAGATCAGGCACTTGCAAATGTCAGGGCAGCAATTATTGCACAGCATGGTCCAGGTGCAATCGCAAAATCCAGGAAAGAAGAATGGGAAGCAGCAGCGTTAGAAGTTGCTGTTGATTACTTCTATGAGGAAGGTATCAATGAAGAAGGATTAGACCTTATTATAGAAGAGGTTGGTCTAGAAGATTTTGTAGAGTATATACTCGATCCACCTCCAGAATATTTGGAAGAGGAAAGGGCTGCTAGAAAAGCATCAGCAAGTGCTCCTTCATATGAGAAGGTAAAAGCAAAGGTAGATGCTGGTGACGCTGCTAGGAAGAAGTCAGGTAAAGGTGAGTATGCTAAGACTGCTGCTGCCAAGCGCAACTATGGAGACGAGGATAATACTAACTATGATGAGAAGAAGCCTGCTGCCAAGAAGAAGCCAGTTGCTAAAGCAACGACTGCTCCTAAGCCAAAGGCAAAACCAAAAGCTAAGCCAAAGGTCGTTGAGATTAGAAAGAAGGTTGAGAAGTCAGTGCCTAAGGCAAAGAAAGAGCAACCTAAAAAGAAACCTGAGAAGAAAGGTCTTTATAGTAAACTCAAGGATACTGTCAAGAAAGGTGTTGACCGCCATAAGGAAGCTACTGGAAAACTCAAGAAGAGATATGCAGTTGCACGTGCCAAAGGTAAAGTTCCAGAGAAACGTGCCAAGGAGTTTGCCAAGGGTGTCAAGTCTGGCGTTAAGGCTACTGTCAAGTTCGCTAAGGACGTTAAAAAAGTAGTTGGAGAAGAAGTAGAACAGATAGATGAAAGTCTAGCATCTGCTTTAATTAAGACTGCTGTAAGAGTAATCAAAGACAAGAAGAAAAAGTCCGAGAATACAGATGAGAAGAAAGATGTCAATGAGAAGATGACATTTAAACGTTTCATCGAAGAGGGCAACAAGACTGTCAGACAATATACAAAGTCCAAAACTCAAGTCACAGGGCACATCTCTGCCGACAGGGGAGATTCTGAAAAAAAGAACCGATCCTCTAGAAAAAATCTAGAGAAGGATCTCAAGAAGCATGGGATTGGTCACTCAAAAGGTAAGGGTAAGTATAAGTATGACAGTGGTGAAACTGGCACAGAAGTTTCCTATCAGGCATCTAAACCAGATAAGATGTCTAAACGTCGGTTTGGAAAAACAATGCGTCGTCTAGGACGCAAGCACGGTCAAGAATCAGTGATAACTAAAGATAAGGACAAACCTGCACGTTTACATGACACCGAGTCTAAAAAGCCTGGGAAGTCTATTAACATAGGTAAGTCCAAAGCTGGTTCCCACCCTAAAGGGGAGGGAGAAACTTCTGGTACTAAAGTCAGAAGTGGTAAACTACCCAAAAAGACAAGTAAAGGAGCATATCATTATGGCTGAAGAACGTAGAAAGGTATGCAAGTACTGTGGACTAACACCTCCACAGGGACATTGGAAACCTTACACTTGGACAGAGAAGCATGAAAAGAATTGCCCACTAAATCCAGAGAACGGATATAAAGCACCATGAAATCACTCAGAACATTTTTTAACGAAGAGCACAACTGTCCTACTGGAAAGAAATACTGTTCTAAGTGTCAGATGTGTGTCGAAGAGACATGTGATGAAAAGAAGATGAAGAAGGAAGAGGTTATTGATGAAGCTCAATCAATTTTAAAGCCAAGAGATAAGAAGAAGCAAGGTTATGATGGTCCTACTCAGAAGTTTGAGTTTAAGCAAGATGCGAAAACCAAGAAGGACGTTGAGGGTATGAAGAAAGTTAAGGCACAAAGAATTAAGAGAAGGTATCAAGCTAGAGCACGTAAGAGACCACCTTCAGGTGGAGTTGATGTTTGGAGAGCAGAATCATAGTCACTGCAATTGATTTGCGTTCTCAATAAAGGGTTGTTTTTTCGCAATAGATGCTATATAATATACAGGTTCTGGAGAACTTAAATGGCATCGTATCAAGTAACTGTAAAAGACGCAGCAGGAACAGAGAGCACCTTTGAGTGTGCATCTGATGAGTATATTTTAGACCGAGTGGAAGAAGAAGGTGCTGATGCCCCTTACTCTTGTCGTGCTGGAGCATGTAGTACATGTGCTGGTAAGGTAGTTTCAGGTACAGTAGATCAAGAAGATCAATCCTTTTTAGATGAAGAGCAAGTAGCAGCAGGATTTGTTCTAACTTGTGTTGCATATCCAACCTCTGACTGTGTTATCGAACTCGGACAAGAAGAGCATCTATATTGATTTTTGCGATAAATACCTATACAATTAGCGAGCCCTCGGCCTAAAAATCGTGTCTCATTATACAGTGTCCTATATGGACCAAACAAGGCATCACCAAGAGATCTGCGAATACGCAGAGGATGCCTATTCAGCAAGAAATCAAGCAGTTGCGGATGTTTCCTATCTAAAGGAGCATCCGCATTCTATTGATTGCATACTTAAAGAAGAATCTCTATTTTCTACATTATTATGAAACATGAAATCATGTGGTGGATGAGCAGGCTAACAGTCATGCTCACTTCACTGGCGTTGTCCTTTACGTTAGCAGCAAAAGCATATGCTGCTGATATAACGATGGGATCAGGAGGCAACTTGGTCTTCGAGCCTAGTGAGGTAACAATCTCTGTTGGAGATACAGTTACATTCACTAATGGTGATCTACCCCCTCATAACATGCAGGTGGCAGACCATCCAGAACTATCACATGGTGATCTAGCATTTACTGCTGGTGAGAGTTTTGATGTTACTTTCCCTGAGGTAGGTGACTATGAGATTCAGTGTGATCCTCATGCTGGGGCTGGAATGAAGGGAGTTGTCCATGTATCGTAGGTTTATCAAATAGAATGTTGTAAATGTATTCCATTGCCCATTCTTTATTAAACCAACTCGATAGTACTGCAATAGTTTTCTTATTCTTTCTCTGCTGATGTGAATAATAGCATTGGTCATCCATCCTTAGCATGGATTGCACCCAATCATTATCTTTTTCGGCAGCTTTTACCCAGTTGCAGAAGATGTCTAGGTAACCTGTTAGTATTCTAATATACTCTTCCACCTCATCTTCATCTCTAATTCTAACAAATTTAAAATGCTGTGAGAATATATCATCACCCCATAGGGGTAGAGGTCTCTTCTCTTTAAAATAATATGCATTACTAACTGGTGCTATCTCTTTGTATATTGCTTCACATCCTCTTACAGGGGATACATCTACGATAGCAGCAGTGATAACTGTCTTAGTAGCAACTATATCACAACCAAAGATAGGAATATTATACTCAAAATCTGGGAAGAATACACAGTGGAGTACGTCTAATCCTTTAACTTCAGAAGTTTCTACATGAATCTTTCTAAGACCTGGACATTTCCACATCTCATTTGCTATCCATCCTGCCTCAAACTCAATCATTTTGCAATCACATTCTATAGGTTCCAAACCATCTAATGTCTTTGCTCTCTTAATAATTTCTGTTGCAATTCTCTCTACTAACATAATGATAGTCTGGTCAATTCAGTCTGTCTTGTCTATATATTTAAGTACGGCGATTGGTATCCTAATGGGAAAGATGACACCACCGTCTCGGAAGAGTTGTTACAACTTCCGAGTTACGGAAGTAACGAAAATAGTTGATGGTGATACCATTGACGTAGTAATCGACTTAGGATTTGATATCTATAAGCATGAACGTGTTCGTGTGGCAGGTGTTGATACCCCAGAGAAGAGAACAAGAGATTTAGAAGAGAAAGCATTAGGATTAGATGCTACCAACTGGATGAAGTATACTCTTGAGGATGTACTTAAAGGAGAGCATGAACTCACTATTCGTACCGAGCTTAAAGGTGGTATGGGTAAGTATGGTAGGCTTCTTGGGTGGTTATATGTTGGTGATGATGAGGTCTCACTTAATGAACAGATGATTGAGGAAGGATATGCTTGGGAATATGATGGTGGTACTAAGCAAAAGAACTTCGCAGAACTACGTGATATTCGTAGGAAATTAGGTACACTAGTCGAAGAACCTGAAGTCGGAGATCCATTGCCTGAAGTAGGGCATGGTAGTACAACAACATCAAGTATAGCAGGTTTATATGACTAAGATTCCAATACCAGTCATCACATTCTTAGTAGCACAGTTAGGTGCTGCTGTATGGTGGGGTGCTCAAATAGATGCCAAGGTAAAACTTGTAGAAGAAAATAGAAGGTACATCCAAGAGGTTGTGATCCCATCTTATGAGATCAATGACAACTGGGACAACCCACACTACAATAACTGGCTAAAGTCTGGGGGTTGGAAAGACTAAATGGCAGTTAAGGAAGACGTTTATCTAGGTAACCCGAACCTCAAGAAGGCTAATGTGGAAACTAACTTCACACCTAATCAGGTGCAGGAGTTTATAAAGTGCAGCCAAGATCCTGTACACTTTATTAAGTCATACATTAGAATCGTTTCACTAGATAAAGGTCTTATACCATTTGATCTGTACGACTTTCAGGAGTCTATGGTACAGAAGTTTCATGATGATAGATTTAATATAGCAAAGTTACCACGACAGTCTGGTAAGTCAACTGTTGTTACCTCGTATTTGTTGTGGTATGTATTGTTTAATGATAATGTTAACGTAGCAATACTGGCAAACAAGGCAGCAACTGCTAGGGAGATGCTTGGAAGGTTACAACTTTCTTATGAAAACTTACCTAAGTGGATGCAACAAGGTATTGTGGGGTGGAACAAAGGAAGTTTGGAGTTGGAGAATGGATCTAAGATCCTCGCTGCTTCTACTTCTGCTAGTGCTGTTCGGGGTATGTCCTTTAACGTTATATTCTTAGACGAATTTGCGTTCATTCCGAATCATATTGCTGATCAGTTCTTTAGTTCTGTATATCCTACTATATCTTCTGGTAAATCAACAAAGGTTATTATCATTTCTACCCCTCACGGGATGAACATGTTCTATAAACTCTGGCATGATGCTGAGAGAGGTAAGAACGAATACACTACAACAGAAGTTCATTGGTCTCAGGTTCCTGGCAGAGATGCTGTATGGAAAGAACAGACCATTGCCAACACTTCTGAAGAACAGTTCCGAGTTGAGTTCGAATGCGAATTCCTAGGATCTGTTGATACATTGATCTCAGCATCTAAACTGAGAACATTGACATATGAAGATCCTCTTACTGCTAATAAAGGACTCGATGTTTATGTACAACCAGAGCCTGATCATCAGTATACTATAACTGTAGACGTTGCGAGGGGTGTAACTAAGGATTATTCTGCATTTGTAGTTGTAGATACTAGTACTATTCCATATGTGGTAGTAGCAAAGTATAGAAATAATACAATTAAACCATTACTCTTTCCTAATATAATAGAGGAAGTTGCTAGAGCATACAATCATGCTTATACATTGATTGAGGTCAATGATATTGGTGGACAGGTAGCAGACATCATGCAGTTTGATCTTGAGTATGATAATCTTCTCATGTCTGCCATGCGTGGTAGGGCAGGGCAGGTTATAGGACAAGGATTCTCTGGTACTAAAGTACAGTTGGGAGTTAAGATGTCCACCACAGTTAAGAAGACTGGATGTTCTAACCTTAAACAGTTGTTAGAAGATGATAAATTATTATTACATGACTATGACATTATATCAGAACTTACGACGTTCATTCAGAAGGGACAGGCATGGGAAGCAGAGGAGGGTTGTAATGACGACCTTGCTATGTGTCTCGTTATTTTCAGTTGGTTGGCTACTTCCGATTATTTTAAAGAGCTCCATGACTCAGATGTAAGAGCAAGGATGTATAAGGAACAGAGGGAAGGTATCGAACAAGATATGGCACCTTTTGGATTTGTAGATGATGGTCTCGGAAATGAGACTGAGGTTATCGATGGTGAACTCTGGCAAACAGAGAATGATGGTGGTAAAATGGATGAATATGGAAACCGTTCTTATATGTGGGAATACTTATCATGAGGAAACATCAAATGAAACTGATAACAGAGACAAACAATCAGACTAATTCGTGGGGAATGGCAGCAGAGGTATTAGAGGGTAGTAAGTCTCCCTTTTTAAATGGTATAAAGAAAACCACATTGGTGGACTACGTAAGGAAGTATGCATACAGACATGGAGAGTTTACCTTATCCTCAGGGCAAACTACTCAACACTATGTCAATATGAAACCTATTATCCTGACAGGTACAGGATTAGGTCTGATATCTGAGATGATATTAGAATTAATTGATACCCATTGTGTAGCAGGACTAACTCTAGGTGCTGATCCTTTGGTTAGTGGTGTTGCTATGAAGGGTGGCATTGCTGGTTTAATTATACGTAAGGAACCTAAGGGTCATGGTACTCAGTCCCAGATAGAAGGACCATTACCACCATTAGGTACTAAGATAGCAGTATTAGAAGATGTATCTACAACTGGAGAATCTGCTCTGAAAGCAGTAAAGGTATTGCGTGATAATGATTTTGTAGTAGACACTGTTGTTAGTGTACTTGATAGGGAAGGTGGTGCAAAACAATTAATGGAAGATAATGGAATAACTCTTAGAAGTTTATGTTATTTGAGTGAAATTGTATGATGGAGGCGTATCAAAATATAGGAGAACAATTAGAATTGGAACATCTTCTACTTGTTGACAGAAAGTGTAGAACTTGTGGTCAAACTAAGAACCTTTTGGCGGATTTTTATATGACACATAGGGACAGAGGACCGTTTCCTTCTGCCTATGCATATGAGTGTAAAGTGTGTACTGTAAAGAGAGTCATACGGTCTAGAAATAAAGATACAATAGTACCAGAACTATACCCTGACTGGTAGTTCACGCTGGGCTTCCCCTTTGGAAAGTATGCTATTGATAAATAATCATAGCATCCCAGTAATTGACTTCAGGAGTATAACCAGATGGCATCCACGCAAGTTTCACCAGGTGTTGTTGTCCTAGAAAGGGACCTAACGAATACCATTAATGCAACAATAGATAACGTTGCAGCAATCGTAGGTGCCTTTGAGAAAGGACCAGTAGAAGAGGTAGTCACTGTTTCCAGTGAGCGAGAACTTCTAGACATCTTCGGCAAACCAAACGACTATAACTACGAGTATTGGTTCAGTGTAGCTCAGTTCCTCCTTTATGGTGGTTCTGTTAAGGTAGTTCGTGCAGATAACACTTCACTTAAGAACTCTATCGACGCTGTAACTTTTACAGACACAACTTTCAGTGCAACAGATACCACTCTTACGGTAACATCTGCCACTGATTTCGACGTTAATGACTATCTGAAGATAGATGCTGAGATAATCAAAGTTACTGCGATCTCTGGTTTAGATATTACTGTCCTTCGTGGTCAACTATCTACTGCTGCTGTATCACACAGTGCTTCCACTCAGATCACTTTGATCGAAGAAGCAGGTACTGCTAGTACAATCAATGAGGGTGCTACCTTTAACGATTCAGACGTAACTCTGACTGTAACTTCTGCTTCATCACTTGGTGTACAGAACAACAGTTACATCATTGTTGACACTGAAATTCTCCAAGTTACTAGTATCTCTACTAACGACCTCACAGTTACTCGTGGTGTTCTTGGTACAACTGCTGCAGCACATACTGATGGTACTGCTGTTAAGTTACTTACAGTTACTACTAACAAGACAACTATTAATGAGCAAACCTCTTCAGGTTTGACTCCTCCATTGATTAAGAACCTCACTCAATACGAATCAAACGTTGAGACAGGTGCTAACCAGTGGAAATGGGCAGGACGTTCACCAGGAATTTACGGTAACTCCTTGCGTGTTGTAATGACTGACGCAGGTCCTGATCAGGTTCTTAACCTTGCTGGTCCTACATCTGGTGCTGAGTGGGAATTCACTCCTGGACTTGATGTTAATGTCAGTGCTACTAACACATACTCACAAGTCTTTAACTATTCACTAGTGGTTACTTTAACCGCAGGTTCTAGTTTGATTGGTGAGTTCGAAGCAGATAACTTTATCACTGCAAACTCTGGTAACGTTACTGGACGTGTTGTTGCTTATGATAAGAGCACACGTAAGATCGAATTAATTATTGATGACACCTCTGCTGATTACTTAGAAGTTGGTGACACAATTGCAGAACTAGCAAACAATGCTGGATCTCCTGGATCTGCAACTGGTGACCAAGCAGAAGTCGCTACCATTGTACGTCGCTTAGAAGTTGCACACAATGAAGGTTCGACTGACTTTATTGTTAACCAGTCTATCTCTGATGACAACTCTGCTTCAGTACAAATCACTTCAGTTGAGGAAGAGTACGTAACTCGTTACTACGGTCCTAACCAGAAGTGGGGAAGCATTGCTGGTCGTCCTGGAACTTCCGACTACGCTAAACAGCGTGGTGGATACAATGACCTCATGCACGTACTTGTGCTTGATGGTGACGGTGGAATCACTGGTGTCCCTGGATCTGTTCTAGAAAAATTCCTTGATGTTTCTAAGGCAAGAGATGCTAAGTCTCCTCAAGGTGCTAACATCTATTATAAGGATGTTATCAAGCTCAACTCTAACTATCTCTTCTGGGGTTCACACGAGGCAGCAGATGTCTTCGATGTTAATGGATCCGCAACTGGAGACATAGGTGGAGAAGCAGCTAACAGAAAGTTTGACTTACTTAAGAATAACTATGCTATCTTAAGTACGGATGATCCTGCAGGTGCTAACCCACAGGCAATTCCACTTCTTTATACTAAGAACTCTGCTACCCTGAAGTATAGCCTCAGAGGTGGTGTAGATGGTTACACCGTAGCAAGAGACAAGTTGTTTGACTCATACGATTTATTCAGTGACCCTGAAACAGAGGAAGTAGATTACATCCTCCAAGGTCCATCGATGAGCAACTTCACTGACAGTGTTGCAAAAGCACAGAAGATGCTAGACATCGCTGCTATCCGTAAGGATTGCATCGCATTTGTTTCACCTCCTCGTGATCGTGTTATCGGAGTCCCTTCGACAAATGAAATTGTTGATCGTGTCATTGAGTTCTTTAAAGTTCTATCCAGTACATCCTATGGTGTATTTGATAACAACTACAAGTATGTTTACGATAAGTACAGCGATAAGTATCGCTACCTCCCTTGCAACCCTGACGTTGCTGGATTGACACTAAGTTGTGCTCTAAACCAAGAGCCTTGGTTCTCTCCTGCTGGATTTGCAAGAGGTCAGATAAGAAATGCTATTAAATTAGCATACTCACCTCTTAAGGATCACAGAGACAGACTATATGCTGCTCGTGTGAACCCAATCGTAGCATTCCCTGGACAAGGTAATGTACTCTTCGGAGACAAGACTTCCCTTGCACTTGCTAGTGCATTCGACCGTATTAATGTACGTCGTCTGTTCCTAGTTATTGAGAAAGCAATTGCGACTGCTGCCAAGTCACAACTCTTCGAACTCAACGACGAGTTTACTCGTACTGGGTTTAAGAATATCGTAGATCCATATCTACGTGGTGTTCAGGCACGTCGTGGTGTTGTAGATTATCTTGTTGTTTGTGATAGCAGCAACAACCCGCCTGATGCAATTGATCGTGGTGAATTTTTCGCAGAGATATTTGTAAAACCTACAAGGTCTATCAACTTCATAACTCTGCAGTTCACAGCTACTAGAACTGGTGCGTCGTTCGCCGAAATAGTTAGCTAGTCTAATTCTATGATTCCCGTTTCACGTATTAATTAAGGAGTATTTTCATGCCAGACATAAATCAAACAACCACGGTACCTAAGGGTCAAGTGGATGGTAAGATTGTAAGATCGTCCATTGATGATTTTAGAAGTCAGATCCAAGAACTAGCCCGCCCTAATATTTTTGAGGTGGAGATTGAGTTCCCCGAATTCATAGAAGGTGCTACATCTGGTAGCGGAAACATCAATGATGTTAAATCTGCTGCTGCTGGAGAACCACAGATAGAGAACTCAAAGGCAAAGGAGATTTCTAGTTTCCTTGTTAAAGCAGCAAATCTACCTGCTTCTAACATAGGTGTTATCGAAGTTCCTTTCAGAGGTCGTGTTTTAAAAATTTCTGGAGACAGAACATACGAGCCATGGCAGGTTACTGTACTTAATGATGAGGCATTCCGTCTACGTCGTAAGTTCGAAGCTTGGTCACGTGCAATCCAACAATTGCAGACTAACCTATCCAGTGCTAGTAACATCCTATCCTATCAGTCAACTGCTAGAGTCCTACAGCAAAATCGTCAAGGTAAATTCGCTGCTGGTTACAGATTCCAAGGAATTTGGCCATCAACAGTTTCCGCTATCGATCTTGCATGGGATACTAATGATACTCCTGAGGAGTACACAGTTGAGTTCCAAGTACAATACTGGGAACCATGTGACGATACCGATAGTCCTAATACATAGTTTTAAAACTATCATAAATAACTTTGATAGGACAAAACTGAAACGGGAATAATGTCTCAATTATTTGGTTATTCATTAGACAGGAAGAAGGGGAAGGTTAACGCCCCTTCTTTCGTGCGTAAAGAATCTGACGATGCAGCGTCACCAATTGCTGCTGGTGGATACTTTGGGCAATATGTTGAGATGGGTGACGCTGCTAATAAAGCAAGCGAGGCAGATTTAGTTGGTAGATATCGTGAAATGTCTCTGCACCCAGAGGCAGACTCTGCAATTAATGATGTAGTTAACGAAGCGATAGCAGGAGATCTCAACGATCATCCTGTAGATATAGACCTTCAGAACATGAAGGTATCTCAAACACTTAAGAATAGAATAAGAGAAGAGTTTGAGAACGTATTAATTCTTTTAGACTTCGATAAGAAGGCATATGATATCTTTCGTAGATGGTACATCGACGGAAGACTTTTTTATCATAAGATGATCAACGTTGACAAACCCTCTGAAGGTATTACAGAACTGAGGTATATTGATCCACGTAAGATCAAAAAGGTTATAGAATTTGATAAGCCGAAAGATCGGCAAGTGCAAATAACTGACCCTGAAGTGTCAACGTTGATCCCTAAGTCGGTAGAATATTACATTTATTCACCAAAAGGACTAAAAGGGTATGAGAATAATGGAATAAGAATAGCACCTGATGCTGTTACATATGCTCACTCAGGGCAATTGGACATGCAGAGGAACTATGTTCTCTCTCATTTGCACAAAGCGATTAAGGCAATTAATCAACTTAGGATGATTGAGGATAGTCTGGTAATCTATAGACTATCAAGAGCACCTGAGCGTAGAATATTCTACATCGATGTAGGTAACTTACCTAAGCAAAAAGCAGAACAGTACCTCCGTGAGGTGATGTCTCGCTATAGGAATAAGTTAGTATATAATGCTGACACTGGTGAGATTCGTGATGACAAGAAGTTCATGTCCATGTTGGAAGACTTCTGGTTACCACGTAGAGAAGGTGGTAGAGGTACTGAAATCACTACACTTCCAGGTGGTCAGAACTTAGGTGAGTTGGAAGACGTTAAGTATTTCCAGAAGAAATTATATCGTTCACTGAATGTACCTGAGTCCCGTTTGGAATCAGAGAGTTCATTTAACGTTGGTAGATCTGCGGAGATTACAAGAGACGAAGTTAAGTTCCAGAAGTTCATTGTTAGACTTCGTAAGAAGTTTACTGATCTTTTTGATGACCTACTCAAAACTCAATTAGTACTTAAGGGTGTAATTAGTTTAGAAGAGTGGGATGATCTGAAGGAGCACATCCAATACAACTTCATTGCTGATAACTACTTCTCTGAAATGAAAGAGAAGGAAGTAATGAATGAGAGGATGTCACTTCTCGCTCAGATGGATCCTTTTATAGGTAAATATTTCAGTTTGGAGTACATGAGACGCTATATACTTAAACAGACTGATGCTGAATTCGGTGATATCGATGAGCAAATGTCTGCTGAAGTGGAAGCGGGACTGGTAATCCCACCTGTAGAGATGCAGAAATTGGAGTTAGCCCAGATGGAACTAGCGGCAACACCGCCCGAACCTGAACCAGTAGAAGAGGAACCACAGATGGAACCTAAAGACTACAAAAAGGGAGAAATCTAAATAGTATTATACGAATTCTAAATCATGCCATCAGAACCAGCACTTGACATCGTAAATTCCGTGTTTGCAGGTCAGAAAGACCTGTCAGATTACGTTGATAGTCGTATGAAAGAACTAGCCGTTGATAGTATAGAGACGCTTAAGAAAGACATAGGTAATTCTATGTTCGCTCCTACTCCTGACGAGCCAGAAGCAGAATCTTCCACTGAGGAAGAACCTGAAACCGCCGTAGCAACTGCAGAACCAGAGGAAACATCAAATGAAACTGATCACTGAAGAAATTCATGATACTAAAGTCATCACTGAAGGTAAAGGATCTAAAAGGAGAACCTTTATTGAGGGTGTGTTCTTGCAAGGAGCTATAAAAAATCGTAATGGACGTATGTATCCACTGCAAACTCTTAATAAAGAGGTGCAGAAGTACAACGAAAATTACATTAAAAAAGGTCGTGCGATGGGAGAACTAGGACACCCTGATGGTCCTACTATCAATCTAGACCGTGTGTCACACCTCATTACTTCTCTTAAGCAAGAGGGTAATAACTACGTAGGTAAGGCACGTATATTAGACACTCCTATGGGACGTGTCGCTAAAGAATTACTCGATGAAGGCATTAAGCTCGGCGTGTCTTCACGGGGTCTCGGTTCGATTAAAGAAGAGAACGGAGTAAAGGTAGTAATGGATGACTTCATTCTTGCTACTGCTGCTGATATTGTTGCTGACCCATCTGCACCTGATGCTTTCGTAAATGGCATCATGGAAGGTAAGGAATGGATCTGGAATAATGGAGGCATATCTGAACAAAGACTTGACTCAATTAAGTCAAGAATTAACGCAGCATCACGCACTCAAATTGCAGAAAGAAAGATTTCCGCATTTAATGAGTTCTTGCAAAATCTGTGAGTTATAAATAATTAGAGCAAATCACCTGTTTGTACGAGGAGACAACGAAATGTCTGAAGCTATTGAGAACCTGGAAGAAAACCAAGTGACGGCGAATGCCAACGCTGGTGACAAATCCCAGAAAAAACTAGAGAATGACGGAAGTCGTCTCGGCGGTGCACAAGATCTTGGTGGACCTACACCATTTAACAGTAAACCTACTGATGATTCCAATAAGTTTAAGACTGGTGGTGGACCAACCGCAGTACCCCCTAAGACAAAACCATCTGATGCATCTGCACAGAAGGCAGAGTTCTCTGGTAAGGGTGATGTAAAAGCAGGTCATGAACCTGAAGGAGAGGTGATTGCTGAAACCGAAGCTCCAGAAGAAGAAATGGTAGAAAGGATCGAGATCGATCTATCTGCTGACGTTGCTGCTCTAACCGAAGGAGAGGATCTCTCTGAAGAGTTTAAAGAGAAAGCAAAGACAATCTTCGAAGCAGCAGTTGTTTCCAAGATAAACGAAGAACTAGAGCGTATGCATAGCGATTATGCTAAGGTTCTAGAAGAAGAAATCGAGACTGTTAAGTCCGAGCTTGCAGAGAAAGTTGACGAGACTCTTGCCTACCACGTATCAAAGTGGGTTAAGGATAATGAGATCGCCATCGAGCACGGAATTAAGACAGAAATGGCAGAGAGTGTCATGGCAGGTCTCAAACAAGTTTTTGTCGAGAATTTCATTGATCTTCCCGACGAGAAAGTTGACTTAGTAGATGAAATGACTGAGCAACTCGATACTATGGAGAAAAAACTCAACGATCAGATCGAAGAAAACGTTGGTCTCTCAAAAGAGGTTGGCGGCTATATTAAGAATGGGATTGTGAACGAGCTGAGTGAGGGATTAAGTCTATCTCAAAAAGAGAAACTACAATCACTTGCAGAAGCTGTTGGGTTTGAGAATGAGGAGCAGTTCAGAGAAAAGATAGCAACACTACGTGAGTCATATTTCTCTACTAAGCCTGAGTCCAATACTGTGACTGAGGATGTACAAGTAGAGCAACAAGTCTCAGGTTCAGCTATGGAAGGGTACGTAAGTGCTCTGTCTCGCTGGTCCAGTAAGTGATAATAGTAAACCTAATTTCCTAGAAAAAAAATTTAACGCAATGTTTAATTCAGAATCATTGCAGGAAAAGTGGGAACCCATTCTAGAGCATTCCGAGATCGATGGGATCAAGGATAAGTATAGAAAGGCCGTTACCTCCGTCCTGTTAGAAAACCAAGAAAGATTCCTCAGGGAGGAGGCTGGCGTTCTTAATGAAGCCGCTCCTACTATGAGCGCAGGTACTGCTGGATTCAGTGGTTCCTCCACCGCTACAGGTCCTGTTGCTGGTTTCGACCCAGTTTTGATTAGTCTAATCCGTCGCTCAATGCCTAAGCTTATTGCTTATGACATTGCTGGTGTACAGCCTATGACTGGTCCTACTGGTTTGATCTTCGCAATGAGATCACGCTACGGTACAACACGTACAGGTACTTCCAACGAAGCATTCTTTAACGAAGCAGATACAGAGTTCTCAGCTGAGAACGCTGCAAGCGACCTAGGTAGGACTGCACAAGCAGGATCTAACCCAGGACTTCTTAACGCTTCTGGAACCTATAACACTTCAGACGGCATGCCAACGGCAGAGTCAGAAGCATTAGGTGATGCTTCTGGAAACCAGTTCGCTGAAATGAACTTCAGCATTGAGAAGGTAACAGTGACCGCTAAGTCACGTGCCCTCAAAGCTGAGTACAGTTTAGAATTGGCTCAAGACCTTAAGGCAGTTCACGGACTAGACGCTGAGTCTGAACTCGCAAACATCCTCTCAACAGAGGTTCTTGCTGAGATCAACCGTGAAGTAGTTAGAACTGTTTACAAGATCGCACGTCCAGGCGCACAGAACAACACAGCAACCGCTGGTATCTTTGACCTAGACGTTGACTCCAATGGTAGGTGGTCAGTTGAGAAGTTTAAGGGACTACTCTTTAACATCGAACGAGACATGAACGCAATCGGGCATGAAACTCGTCGTGGAAAGGGTAACATCTTGATCTGCTCTGCCGACGTTGCTTCTGCACTATCAATGGCTGGCGTTCTTGATTACACTCCTGCTCTTGCTGGTAACAGCAACTTGCTTCCAGATGACAACAGCAGCACACTTGCTGGAACTCTGAACGGACGCATCAAGGTCTATGTTGACCCTTACTCTGCTAACGTAAGTGATCGTCACTTCTACGTTGCTGGATATAAAGGTTCTTCTGCCTATGACGCTGGACTGTTTTACTGCCCATACGTTCCACTACAGATGGTTCGTGCCGTTGGTCAGGACACCTTCCAACCAAAAATTGGCTTTAAGACTCGTTATGGCATGGTTGCCAACCCATTCGCTGAGGGAACTGCTCAGGGAAGTGGTGCTCTTACTGCTAATGCAAACCGTTATTACAGACGTACTCTTGTTGACAACCTTATGTAAGGTTATGCTCATACAAGCATTTAAAGACCCCTTCGGGGGTCTTTTTTTATGCTAAGATACCTAAATATTAGGTATCCGATAGGTACTTGCCATGAACGGCCGATTAGACAAAGTTACAATGACCCACAAGCTCATGCGACTTAAGAATGAGCTGCATGAAAAATGCAAGCATAACGTAATGGGTGAATGGGAGTGTGTAGGTGCTGAGAAGTACCTAAATAAGTCACTAGAGATCCTAGATGAATACAATATGTAATGAGACATCATGACCCCAATCGACAATGTTTACACCAAGGAGGAAGTAAACGCTCTTATTGATGCAGCAGTTGCAGAAGCAAAGGCAATCGATGAAGCATCGATGCGAGAGCATAACTTTAAGGCGACTATTATTAGTATGATTCTGGGGTTCATTTGTCTGGCATTATTTGTAGATGGTTTATTAAGAATTTTAGGTATCATTCCACCATTTATGGACCTAGATGTCAACGTAATAGATAATATTATTGAGCAAGTTAGCGAAAGGGTAGAGAACGATGTTATCCCTTTGGTTAAGCAGGGAGCTAAATATATACCAAGACGATGATTGATACTTCACCCGATTCTATTAGGGTATTTGCCATAATTGTATTGGGTGTGGTGTGGTTTTATCTCTTTAACCAGTGGTTAAGAGAACCAAAGGATGATTAATTTTTTATTTTTGGCATGTTCATTGTACCTATTAGTGCAAGCTTTCAGGTTGATGTCTGGTGCATGGAATCTTAATACACCTGAGGTTGATCTTAGTAAACCAGTAGTTACCAAGAAAACTGTCACCAAACCTGTTCATCCAGAGATGGTTGATGTTAAACCAGGTGATGAGTTAATGGGTGTTACATTCACTAAGATTCCACCACCTAGTGTTGACCCATTACATGAGTCATTACGTAACAGAATTACAGAACTAAGTCCAGATCCATGGATTGATGAAGAAGAAGATGATGATGACGGTGGAGCACTTGTACCAGTAAGGAGATAAATAATGTTAAGTAAAGATGATCGATGTAGAATAACAACTATAGCCTGTAAGGTTCGCCTCAACAGGGATGTTACTCTCAAAGATATGTTATGGGCAACAGAGCTCTGTGAAGTGAGTGATCAAGCACAGGGAATATGGGATAGGACAGTTCTATGACCAGTAGTTACGAAGAAGGTGGACAAGATAAGACTAGTTGGAATAGTCAGATAGAGAATAGGAATTTCCTATCTCCTATCGGATTTAGATTTGTCTTGGCAGATTTTCCAAAGATCGCTTACTTCTCGCAGTCTGCAAATATTCCTGGTATTGGTATTAATACTGTAGAACAACCCACTATGTTGGGTAGACCTATACCATGGGATTCACATGGTCTTAATTATGAACCATTTAATTTAAACTTTTTAGTTGATGAGAACCTAGAGAACTATCTTATACTACACAACTGGATCAGAGGTTTAGGTATAGGTGAAGACTTCATAGAAAGAACAGAACTAGAAGCAACATCGTTGGAGGCAAGACCCTTATCAGGACATGGTAGGATAATAAATCCACGTGCTGATGGATCTCTTGCTATACTAAACAGCAATTTCCAAACAAATTTCTGGGTAACATTTAAAGATTTGTTCCCAGTATCTCTCAACGCATTGGAATTTAGTGCTACAATAGATGGTACAGAGTATGCTATGGCACAGGCATCATTCCGATACACCAGCTATAACATAACTGACACATACAATAAGCGACGTAAACAATTAGAATGAATCTTGATGAAATTCGTGATATGTGGAGGGAGGACTGTAAGATTGACCAGAACGACCTCGACACTGAAAATTTTAAAGTCACCGTTATCCATGAGAAGTATCTAAACATCTGGTCTCAATTCAGACTGATGCTTTCTGATGCAGAAGCACGGTGTAGAAGAACTTATAAAGAAAAATTTGAGTATTACTCTGGGAAAGCACCTTCTCAGGTATACAAAGACAAACCTTTTAACCATAAGGTATTAAAGGGAGATCTTACTACGTATATCTGGGCAGATGATGAGTATCTTAGAAGCAAACAAAAAATAGACTACCTAGAAACTTGTATAAATTATTTGGAGAACATTCTTAAGCAGTGCTCCAATAGGGGTTTCCAAATAAAGAACGTTATCGAACTTAAAAAGTATGCAGAGTATTGACGATGACGGTTATCAAGAAGAAGAACGAAGTTTACCTTAAGATAACCACAGAACCTCATGTACATAAGGAACTGAGTGAGCACTTCATGTTTGATGTGCCAGGTGCTAAGTACATGCCAGCGTATCAAAGGTTTAAATGGGATGGAAAGATCAGACTATATTCTCCAGGAACAGGGGAAATATATGCTGGTCTTTTTGATTATGTTGCTGACTTTTTAGAAAAGAAAGGGTATGAATACAATATAGAGGAGAGTGATTATGGAAAACCAACCGATACCGAATCTATCGTATCACCTGAGGCTGTCACGGGCTATGTGCGAACTCTGGGACTACCATTTAAACCAAGAGACTACCAGTTACGAGCAATTTATCAAGCACTTAGGTACAATAGGAAGGTTCTACTATCACCCACAGGATCGGGAAAGTCTCTGATAATATATGCCATAGTAAGGTGGCATCTAGATGGTTGGTATAGGAATTGTTTAATTATAGTACCTACTGTCTCTCTTGTAGAGCAGATGCATAAAGATTTTAAAACATATGGATGGGACTCAGCTGACGTACACAAAATTACCGCTGGTTCAGAAAAGTATGTGGATCATTCAGTCGTTATTAGTACTTGGCAGAGCATTTATAAGGAACCCCGTAAGTTCTTTAAACGTTTTAGTGTCATTATCGGGGATGAAGCACATCTTTATAAAGCGAAGTCACTCGCAGGGATCCTGACGAAGTGTCATGATGCGAAATATAGAATTGGACTAACAGGTACATTAGATGGGATGGAGTCTCATCAGTTAGTGTTAGAAGGTCTGTTTGGTAGAGTGAATAAGGTTACCAAGACAGTGGAACTCATGAAAAAAGGACACCTAACACCACTGAAGGTGTGTGTCCTACTATTAAAGCATGGTTTTGTACCATTTGATGACTATCAACAAGAGATGGACTACCTAGTTTCCCATCAAAAACGTAATAATTTAATAATTAATTTAGCATCTGACCTCAGTGGCAACACTTTGATCCTTTTTAACTACATCGAAAAGCACGGAGATCCCTTGTGGGACTTGCTAAATAGTAAAGTGAACGACAATCGAAAGATTTTCTATATTCATGGCGGTGTAGATGCAATGGAGCGTGAAGAAGCACGTCTCATCTGTGAGAAAGAAAAGGATGCTATCATTCTTGCTTCTTATGGTACATTCTCTACAGGTATTAACATAAAAAACCTACACAATGTGATATTTGCTTCCCCTAGTAAGTCTAGGGTTAGAAATCTTCAGAGTATTGGTAGGGTTCTGAGAAAAGGTGATAACAAAGCACAAGCGGTACTATATGATATCGCTGACCACTGTGCTAGAGGTTCGAAAAGTAATTACACACTTCGTCATTTGTCTGCAAGGATTAAAATATACGAAGAAGAGAACTTTAATTATGAAATCAAAGAAGTTAAGTTAAAACATGATTAATTACATACGTCACGATGAACAGTTCTTTGGAACACTTAAACTGTCTACTGGGGAAGAAGTCCTCGGTGAACTTCTAGTGTCTCAATGTCCTGAGACTCATGATGATATGATTTTTATTCAGCATCCCGCTAAGACTAAAGTCATAGAAACTGAAGACGCTGGTGAACATAAGGTCGTCGTCGGGTTCATGAAATGGATGAACTTTAGTGATGAAGAATTTTATGTTATAGATGAGGACGCTGTTGTAAGTATTGCTCCCATGAGTAAGGAAGCGATTAGAATGTATAGTAGATGGGTTAAGAAAGAAATATTACATGAGCCAGAAGCAGAGCGAGGTCAAGTTCCTGTTACTCCAAGTATGGGACTAGTCGCTAAAGTAGAAGATGCCCGAAAGCATTTAGAGAAGATCTTTAAACAAGAGCCAGAACGTCCCTCCAACCCTTAACAGTGTTGATCATAATTAATTCTTGACGGGTTGTCAAGCCCCCTTGATTTTTTGACTGTTTTCGTGTAATGTTATGTTAACCGTGAAAACAATATGACTGTACTTATGCCACGGAAATCAACCAAGAAAAAAGAACATTACGTGGATAATAAGAAGTTCCTTCATGAGCTGATTATATACCGTAATGACGTTGCCAAAGCTGCAAAGGCAGGTGATGTAAAACCTCGTGTAACGAATTATCTCGGAGAATGTTTTCTAAAGATAGCAACTCATTTATCCTATCGTCCGAACTTTATAAATTATATGTATCGTGAAGATATGATAGGGGATGGAATCGAGAATTGCATCCAATACATACACAATTTTGATCCAGAGAAATCCTCCAATCCGTTTGCATACTTTACCCAAATAGTCTACTACGCTTATCTAAGGAGAATTGCCAAGGAGAAGCGTCAGCAAGCAATCAGGGAAAAAATACTAGAGAGAAAGGGGTTCGAAGAGGTTTTCCACTCAGATGACAATGACAATCATTCCGATATGAACTACATTAAATCTAGAGTAGAAAGTAACACCCGCTATGGCTAAAAAAGAAGTTCATCGCAACTTCACAATCGAGCAGTGCTCAAAAGGATTGTGGAGGAGTTTTGACCTGGATGGGAATCCAGTGCTTAGTTCTCTAACTAAAGACCATTTAATAATGATAACAATATGGAAACTAAATCGAGACGAGACCGAAGAATTGCTCTCCTCGTAGAGGAATTACGTGTACTGACAGAAGGTGAAGTGGCACACTCGACAACTCTCGATTCTCGTGGTAGAATGTCCAAGAAGATCGTTGTAGAGTATGACATCCAGCAAAAAGATACTGCTGATAACTGATCAGCATTTCGGTGTTCGCAATGATAGTCAGTACTATGTGTCCAAATATCGTACCTTTTATGAAGGTACAGTTTTGCCGTACATAGATAAAAATAAGATTGATACTATAATATGTCTAGGTGATACTTTCGATAGACGTAAGTATGTTAATTTCCATTCACTAGACGCAGCAAAGGAAATGTGGTTTGATCCCTTACAGGAGAGGGGAGTCCACATGTATATGCTTATCGGCAATCATGACATATACTATAAGAATACTCTCAGAGTTAATTCCCCAGAACTACTCCTATCAGAGTACTCGAACATTGATGTGGTATCTAGTCCACGGGAATTACATATTGGTGGGTGCGATTTTCTTCTTCTACCTTGGATATGTGACGAGAACCGAGCAGAATCTACAAAGAGCATCGCTGAGAGTACTGCAAGCATCTGTCTTGGGCATCTTGAGCTTAACGGTTTTGAGGCTGTTGCTGGACATACCATGGAGCATGGAGATGACCCGAACATATTCGATAAATTTCAGTTAGTATGTACTGGACACTTCCATCTGAGAAGTAGGA